GGAGCCTCGGGAGGAGGACGGACGGTTGCGGTGCGGATAGGCCCGCTCGCCGGCATTGAAGCGCTCGGCATCGGACCCGCGGAACGGCCATCGAACATGATCTGGCCACCGGCTGCCCCGCGATAGCCGATCTTCGCGTAGCTATCCGACATGGCCTTGGTCTGCCCCTCTAGCTCCCTCAACGCCTGCTGGATTTGGAACGTGGCCTGACCGGCACGAAAGGCGTCGTCGTTATACTTGCGAGCCTTTGCCGCAACCTGCGATGCCGCAAGCTTACCTTCAAGATCGTCCGGTTTGATTACCTTAGCCGCGTCCTTCTTTGGAGTGTAAACGCCACGTCCGTTGTCCCAGTCCATCACTCCGGCGTTCACGTCTTTGTCAGCCGTTGCGTGCAGTGAGTGAGTGAGACCTTCCCACTGGTTCAGGTCAGACTCCAGAGTGGACCTGCGAGATTGCAGCGCCTTCAGCTCGTTCGCGAGGTTGCCAGTGATGTCCGTGTCAACACCGTCAGGTATGCCGGCAGCTCGTCGAGCGGCGGCGGCAATCTGCGTGGCCTGGATGCGAGCATCCGCTGAAACGTCAGCGTTGCGCGCACCCATCCTGGCTTTCTCCAACCCTAAGTCGTAGGCCGAGTCGATGCCGTACCGCTTCAGTTGGTCCTGCGCGTCGAGCTGGTCACGCTGGAATGCGCGCGTCTCGTTGAACTGGCGAGCAGACTCGGCGTTCCTTTGCGCCGCTACCTGGGCTTGTATCTGGCCGATGATGAAGTTGCGGTCGGAGTTGTCCGCCGCCTGCTCTGCCCCCTGCACCCCGCCGTAGGAGTCGCCATAGACATACTGGCCGCGGCTACCGCCACCTCCGTCGCCTCCGCCGGGCATCCGGTACGGCGAGTCAACCACGGTGGAGCCGCGAAGGTAGGACGCCGAGTTCGGGTTCCATCGGACACCGGACAGGTCGTTCGAGTCGTAGGCCATAAGCGGTTACTTAGTATCCAGCCGAGAAGGCGTTAGGTAGCGGGTTCCCTCTGGCGTCGGTGTCTGAGCCGGAATCACCACGGCGCTTTCCGAGGCCATAGAACGTGTTGGAGAGGTTCTGCTGGCTGAGCTGTGCCAAGGCTTGCTGGAGCTGGGTGAGCTGCCGAGCACGCTCGTCACCCACCATCAGGGTCTGACCGGCCGGAGCCATGGCCAACTTGGCGCGTTGCCCCGTGAGCCCTAGCCGCATCTGGGTGACGTAGGCGGCGTCGTTGCGCTGCTGCTCCGCGTCATCCATCGCAGCCTTGGCATTGATGTCAGCGCCCTTGTCTAAGGCGAGCCGCTGGATGTAGCTGCCGGTTCCGAGCGACCGTCCTCCACCTCCCTGAGCCATCTGGTTGACGCTCAGCATCCTGGACGCATCACCGCGAGCGCGGTCCGCCACCCCGGACAGGGCCTGTGCCCGGTAGTTCCGGATGTTCGACAAGATGCCAGAGAGATCACCATTGAAAACGGAGTCGATGGAACCGATGTCCTCGCCGGTGGTCCGCTTTACGGTGGGCGCAGCCGCACCTACCGCCGCCGAGTAGTTGTCCAACCCTGTCTGACTACCCGCCTTCAAGGCGTCGAAGCCAGTGAACAGTCCGTTGAGCCGTTCATCCACCGGTGTCGATTTCACGTTCGACACCGTGCTGAACGGGTTGGTCGGGTCCACGGTTCCGCCAGCCCCGCTCATTGTGTGGACCGCGGGAGGAAGTTTGTAGGCAGGGGCACCCCATCCGCCGCGGCCGTAGTTTCCAGAGGTCGCGGTCTGGTAGTCCACGGGCGCTCCGTTGTTGGTCTGGTAGCGGGCCAGTTGCGGATTCCAGGTAAGGTTTGCCATGGTGATTGGGTGGGCTTTCGCCCTTGTGTAACGCGACAGAGTTCAACAGTGACCGGCCCGCCTGTCAATGGAACGTGGCTGCTTCTTCTGGTTGTAATGCGGCAACGGGAAGATGCCCGACCCCTTTTTGACCCGGAACTTCTGCATCTCCCATTTGCCGTCGGCCACGAGGTGCTGGATCAGCCGTCTCGCGTGGGGGTGGGACAGGTCTTCTTCCTTTGCCCACTGGGCGGAGGTCTTCCATCCGACAGGAACAGTCTCCGGGTTCCGCTCCGAGTCTCGCTTGAGGATGCCCATAGATTAGTGGCGGAACATGGCGGTCCCCAAGCTGGTCCCATCCTCGATCGAGATGTTGACCATCTGGAACAGGCCGGTCCGGCTGATGAATCGAACGAGGTAGCCATGGGTCCAGCCCGTCGGGTTGGTGTTCATCCAGAGCGGCTGCAGCTTGCACAAGCAGCCAGGGTTCCATGCCGCGATGAGTCCCACCGCGGGGAGTTTGCGGGGGGTGAACGCAGCCCTGTGGGTATCAAAGAACACGACGTTGCCACCCGTTTTACCCAGCGCCATGCGGCCGGCATCCACCGCGTTCGAGATCTTGTGGACGTAGAACAGTTTATCGAGCCGCACCCACCCTTGGATGTTGCACCCGGTATGGAGGTGTCCTTGCCGGTAGTAAGTGATGCCTCGCTCTTTCAGGCCAAGCCGATGCTCGGCACAGAACGTTCGGCGCAGCATCTCCACGTCTCGATGGTGCGCCAGCTTCTGGGTGAGCGCGTATCGCTCCACCCGCCACTCATGGTTGCCCTCCAGATAGTGGATGTCCGCGCGCTTCGCAGACTTCTGGATACGGTTGAGCAGGTCGTTGGTGGCCGCCAAGTCGTCCTCGTAGCTGTCGGCCGTCTCAGCGACGTAGCCAAGGGCGTGGTGTTCACCCAGGAAGCCCCCACAATCCATGATGTCCCCGCCCAAGAACACCCGGTCAGGGTTGAGCCCCTTCAGGTCGGACTCGAACGCTGCAAATGCGGCCGGGTCATGCTTGTTGCCGTGGATGTCCGAGACGATGACCTCCACGAAGTCGCCCTTGAGCCTCGGTCTAGGCTTGGCCGAAGCCGGCGTGAACTTCACCGCGGCGGCCTTGTTGATTGTGCCCACCGCCTCTGCGAGCCGACGTTTGTAGGACGCCACCTGGGCGCGCAACGTGGACACCTCCGACAGCAACGCGGCAGCGGTCAGGTTGGCTGGAACAGCCGGAGGAACTCCACTGTCCCGCGGGCCGTCACCTCTCCGTCGTGGTTGCTCTGGTAGATCACGGCCGGAATCTTTGTCGTCCGGCCGCACCCGACCCGCAGGAACCCCACATTCAAGACTCTCACCAAGACGTTGCCGTGGTGTTTTTGCCATAAAGTTCCTGGTTTCACCGGTTCAGCAGCCATCTTTTTCACGGGGTTGTAGTGGTGGGTGTGGTTGGCTTCTGGCTCTCCGCTGACCGTGAATCGTTCGATGTGCGGACCGAGTTGAGCGCGTTGCCGATGCCCATCTGGACCTGCTGTCTCCATTTCTCCATCTCCACGTCATGCCACTCCCCGTACTTCACCATCGACGGGAAGTTGGACTTGAACCACTCGACGGATTTGGGCAGAGGCGGCAACGCCAAGACGTTGAGCGAGCCCGGTGAGGCGGAGATCCGATTGATGGGTTTGCTGTCCATGAGTCAGGTCCGTCAGATTTCCGGGCACTTCGACCGTCCACCGACCAAGAAGTAAGCAGCCCCAAAGCACACCCCTCCACCGGTGCCTTCGACTTTCAGCTCGTAGTAGAGGTGGCGGCCCTGGAACCACATCGGCCAGTTGACCGTCCGGGCCGGGGAAGTCGCGGTTCCGTCGCCGGTCGCTGGGCACATCAGCTTTCGCGGAGACATCGCCGTCCACTGCACCGCGCACCCTGCGCCTCCCTGGTTTGAGTCAGCGGCGGTGGCAGAGATGCCGATCCGGAGATGGAGGTTGCTTGGGACCGTCTGCTGTTCGGCGTAGAACTCCACGTCGAGCTGCTTCAGCTCCTTCAGGTCGGCCGGGGAGCGGAAAGCCATCGGGCCTGACCGGAGGATTGTGATGTAACCGTCCTGACGGTAGGTGGCGCATGGGGTGAACGCCGTACAGATTTCGTGGTAGTAGGCCCCTCCGTCCTGCTTCAAACAGAAGTCCGCTGCCGAGGCCATGACCAGCTTGGCGTCCACAGAGCACTCCTTGCACTCCGCGTCCAGCCCCGCCGCGTTCAACGCCGCGCAGAGAGCGCCGTCCGGGTTGGTGTCCCACACGTCCTCGACCGCCTTGCCATCGACATAGATGAGCTTCGAGGTGTAGGCCGGGGTCGTCGTTGTGGAGCACCCGGAAGGCGTGACATTTCCACAAGCCACCCCCTCCTTGACCGACGGGGCCAGGAATTCCGCAAGCGCAGCCAGGTCAGCATCGGAGCACCAGCACTCCTCCTTCACCTTGATGTCGATGTCCGGCCGAAGGTCGGGTGCGTGGCTGGCAAACGCAGTGAACCCGTGGGTGATGAGGTCGGCGTTCTGGTACTCCACGTTGAACGCCATCGTCCGGGTGGGCATTGCCCCGGTCTTCTCCACCCACGACACGCGGTACTCCTTGCTGGGCGGATGGTAGCAAGCGACGTGGCTCTCGCAGGCATTGAGGTCGATGGTGTCGTAGATAGGCAACGAGGCGAGGTGCATCCACGGCACGCGNTGCGGCTTCGGGACGAACAGATTGAACGAGTAGATGCCGTCCCGACCGAGGTAGTAGTGGTCGTCACCCGTGGAAGCCAAGGTGTTCGGAAACGCCAAGCACGCCTCGCCCGTCTCCGGCTGGGTGTATGCCTGCCGGAAGTTGAACACCGCGTCCCCTCCGATCACGGAGACCTGCCAGATCGACCGGGTGGTGTAGATGAGCAGGTAGTCCTGCAGCTCGCGGAAGCGGAGGATGCGCTCCCCATAGCCTAAGTCCTGGAATCCAGCGATGGACGAGTTCCCCGGTGTGAACGCCAATGGAGTGTTGAGACCGCTCCAAACCACGCGATGCGGCACCCGGTCCCCATCCATGACCACATCCCCGAAGAAAGTGATCCCTTTCCACGAGTAGACCGTGCCGCATCGACTCAGCCCGATCTCCTCCAGCGAGCCGATTGTCTGCACAGCCTGCATAGCGCACCCGAAGTTCGGCTGGTCGAAGAACCACACCAGAGGCGGGTCGAAGTTGTTCGTGAAGATGACCGCGTCGTTGGTCTGGGCCGCCTGCCATCGCCGCTCCGAAAGCCCGGTCTCCGCTTCTCCGCCGTAAGCGTCCGCCACCAACTTCCAGTTCTCCTTGCGGAACCTGGAGCAGTAGATGCGGTTTTGTGTGGCAGCGAGCAGCCGGCGGACCCCGTTCGTGGAGACCGCCTCGAACAACATCGTGATGGGTTGGCGGTCGCCTGACCGGACCTGGACGCTGGTGGAGCACTGGTTGTCCGGAGGCGGGTACGCCTGCACTTTCGAGCTGTCAGACGCCTTCGGGGTCAGCTCGTTGTAGTAGTTCTGCCGGCCGATGAGCTGGTCATGGAGGTCGGCGTTCTGGTAGGAGTCCGGCGTCAGCTCGCCCAGCAACCGGCTAAAGCCCTGGCGTCGGCACGGCTTGCCCGACCCGGCCACAGAGACGTTCTGCCTCCAGCGCCAGTCACCCCATCGAACCTCGGAAGGTAGCGACCGGGTGTCGAGCCTCCCAGTGAACGGAGCCCACGGGATTGTTTTGACGCATTCTCCAGCCATGAGTGGGTTGGGTTACCAAGTGATGGTGACCTTGCCGGTCTTGCCGCTTGTCGCAGCGACCGTGGTGGTGCCAGTCGAAGCGCCGTTGCCACCGGTGCCGATGTTGGTTTCGACGGGAGTAGTTCCACCACCAGTACCACCAGTGCCTTGGCGCGTACCGCTGACAAGCACGGTGGACCCGGCGGTTCCAGCGGTTCCATTGGCGCGAGTGACGCTAGTGGTTGTACCGTTAGCGGTGCCTCCGGTTCCAGCCGCCCCACCAGGAGCACCAACCACCGCCCCTCCTGACCCATTTGCGCCCCCAAGCGCTGAGAGCAGGACCGTGGAGCTTCGGATGATGGCAGAGCCTCCAGTGTCAACGGAGACGGACAACACCTCTCCGGGCGTGACAGGTATGGTTCCGTGTGCGTATTCACCACCACCACCACCACCACCCGCAGACAGCCCGAAAGATGGAGACGAGAACGGAGGGTTTCCTGAAGCTCCACCGTTTCCACCATTGCCCCAAATAGCCGCAGTGATGTTGTAGACACCTGTTGGTACAGTGAACGATCCAGTGAAGGTAAGGCTCTGGGTATTCCCAGCCCCGGTGGAGTTAGAGTACCCGCTATCGTAGCTGCTGAACGCGCTTTCTCCGGATGCGTCGTATGACTTTACCCAGTAGTTGTAGACCGACCCGACAGCGACCGTGGTGTCGTCGTAGCTGGTCGTGGCCGTGGTTCCAATCAGCGTGGCGGCGGAAGAGTTCGTGGTGGTTCCGCGGTAGATCCGGTATCCAGCCGCACCGGTGACGCCGGACCACGACACCGTCACCTTGTTGGCGAAGCTGCCATCCGAGGCTGACACGCTCCCCGGCACAGCAAGCGTCCCCACCGACATCCCGATCCACGCCTTGAAGTCATCCGTCGGGGTGCCGTCCGGCTTGATGGCCCACGCCGCCATGTTGTAGAGGTAGATCGCCAGCTTGGTCGGGACACCGAGCAGCTTCTCGCACCACGAAGCGTTGGCGGCCGGGATGATGGCCTTGAACTGGTCCGGTGTGTATGGAGGTGTGGTTGCCATTGGTGTATCGTTACATTTTTAGCTGCGCTTTCAATCTTTCCCGGCGGGCTTTATCCAGCGACCACTCGTTCACGCCTCCACCAGCTCCAAACGGTGTCGTGAACACCTCCCCACCACCACACGGACCGCCCCACTTCTGTTCGTAGTAGAGCCGGCCCTCATGGGCACCGTCGGCCACCGGGTTGCTCCCGTCGGCACGGGTCATCTTCTTTAGCGTGCTGCTTCCCGTTTCCTGGTGGCGCGGCGAGCAGTCAGCAATCACAGCAGAAACCCCGGACAGCCCGTTTCGGCGGGAGGCGTCCACGTCCTCGTAATATGCTGGCCAGAAGTTCTCATCGAACAGTCCAAACCTTTCCACCCCTCTCCGTGTGATGGCGAAACAGGAGTACCCGTAGCCGAGGATCAAGTCGTGGTCCGCCTGAAGGGATTCGATGGAATCTTTGAACCGCTGGGCCTCCCCAGGCGGAAACATCACATCATCATTGGAGATGACTATCGAGCTGGCGTTCGGGTTCAGCCGGATGATTTCGTTCCAACCGCCGGCGCATCCGAGATTGGTGCCGGCTTCCACCACGGTCCACCCGTCAGGAGCAACAGCAGCTCCTCGTGGCCCGTTGTTGAGGACCATCTTCGTGCCGAAGACATCGCCCACACCGCGAGCCAACTCGCCGATCAGGTCTTGGCGGTTGTAGGTCACCACCCCGAAGACGATCCCGACTTGCGCGGCGACAGCTCCCTTCACGTCGGCAGGCCGACCGCACCCATCGCTGTAAGTGGAGTGGTCGTTCCCTGTGTGGTCGGCGAGCGACGGAGCACAAGCGATGATTGGGACGCCGAGGTCACCGAGCGCGATAGCCCAGGTCCGGTCCTGGAAGTGGTTCGGGTACGGGAACCCGGTCGCTGGCAGCTTGTCCGTCAACGTTCTGTCGATTGCGAAGCATTGGGTTCCCCAGAACTTGTCAGGCAACACCACTTCACCATCCTGCATCGAGTTCCAGTTGATGAACGTGGCCGCCTTCGGCCAGTGGTGGGACCGGAGCCATTCCGCTACCTTGACCCTGAAGCCATCCACCACCACCACGTCGTCCTCGACGAACAAGGTGTAGCGTGCGGACGGATTCGATGTATCCAGCGCCCGCCGGCAGTCCTCGTACATTTCGATGTGCTGCTGATGGACCACCTTGACGCCAAGCTTGGCCACTTCCTCCAACGCTGCGATGTGGGCAGTAGCCTGGACCATCGTTGGCCGGTAGGAGTTGATGACCGTGATGAGCCTGGCCGGGACGCCTCCCGCGATAAGGCTTTTGACGGTCTCCATGACCATTACAGCGGCGGTCTCCGGCAATCCGGACAATTTCCGCGCTGAGTTCCGGCACGTCGTAGGGACGACCACGTCAAAAACAGGAGGCGCAGCACCGACCGACTCAAGGATTCGGTAAAACTTCCAGATGGTCTCCTGGATGGTGAACGGGTTGGCCTGTGCAACAGCGGCCTCGGACATCCCCTCGATGGAGCCGTCGCGTTTCACGGCCCGCATTGCGTTCACCATGTCCACGAATGACGGCTCGCACCATTCCCCGTTGCCTTCGCAGTGGTCGCCGGCAGGGATCTCCTCGTGAGGGATGGCGATACCGTGCGGATTGCTCGCCGACGGGCTGAAATACTCGGTCAACCCGCCGTAAGACGGGCTGATGACGGGCCGCCCACAAGCCATCGCCTCCAGCGGCATCAACCCGAATCCTTCACCCCTGGAAAGGTTGATGAAGCAGCTGATCGTCCCATACCAATCAGCCACCTCCGACTCGGAAAGCCTGGCTTTGGTCACTAGCACGCGAGGGTCCGGCACAAAGTCGCCGATGGTGTCGTCTGCGAACACCTTCACCTTGAGCCGAACGTCCGGGTCTTCTGGGAACGCCGTCAAAAACGCATTGATCGAAGCCTCGATACCCTTTCGGCTCGCTCCGTTCTTTGGGCGACCAGCGGCCCCGAAACAGATTGGACCCACCGGCAGCGGCTTCGGACTGAAGAAGCTGCTGTCGTACCCCAACGGGCAGACCACGATCGGGACCGTGACGCCGGACGCGATGAAGCCGTCCTTGTTCCATTGGCACGGCACCACCACCAGCTCGGCCCGGTTCAAGAACTCCACCGAATGAGGCTTGAGCCGGGTGCTCTCCCACATCGTGAAATAGACGGTCCGCTTTCCGAAAGTAGGCACCGTGTGCGGTGGTCCGAAGATGACCTCCCATGGTTCTGGCTGCGGCTCTGCAACAATCCTTGCGCTGATGTCCACCGGGGTCCGACCCATCTTCTCGTTCACCGATTTCGGNCGGATGACCACAGGGACACCAAGTTCACCCAATCCGCGGACCAGTTGCGTCAGCAGCAGCCCGTAACTGGTGTGCGAGGACAGCTCCGAGACGATCACCACCCTTGGCGTGCGGTTGTTCAACTCAATAGTAATAGAGGCATGGGTTGGTGCTTATAGACTTACAGATGAGGCCCGGCAAAGTGGCGTAGATGTTCGGGAGAAGGTCGGCATCATCTGCCGCGAAAAATAACCCGCAACTGGTCAAACCAGCGATGTAGGTATGGGTGGTGGTGGCGGCGTTGGTGCAGCTGGCGGTGAGGACATCCGGGATGGACAGCGCGATTCCAACGATGATTCCACCAGAGGCTTTGAAGTTGGTCGCCACCGTCTCCGGGTTCGGGGTGCAGATGTTCTCCATCCCGTCTGTGAGGAGGATCATCACCTTGCGGGCCGAGAGCCGGCCGTTGTTGTTCAGCTCGACCTTCGCCGTGTCCAATCCACCCCCGATTCCAGTCGCGCAATTCACCTGTCCAGCGCCAGGGTTGATGGGTTTTGTGTAACAGTCAGCCCAATTTGGAGTCACCTCGTCGATGGCCGCCAGGATGGACGCTTTGCTGGTCGAAAGACCGATATGGAGCGTTGTGGATGGCGTCCTGGTGACCTGGCCTCCGTAGTTCGACCAGACACCGGCGAAGCTGACCACTGAGACACGGTCCCTGCTGAAGTCCACGTTCTTCACAAATGACTTGGCCGCCGCGATTGTGCGCTCCATGCGGTTCTTTCCGTCAACGCCGATAGAACCCGGTCCCATGCTCCCGCTTCGATCGAAGACGATGACGATGTCTAGCAAGTGAGTAGCGACACACGCCTCAGTGACCTGGATCTGTGCAAAGTCAGTCTCACCTCGGTAGGTCGCCTTGATGGTGGCCACTCCGACATGCACCCCTGTCGTATCCCCAAAGCTGACCGCTGCGATGACGGGGTCGAACGAGGACCATGTCGCCTTTCCGGTCACGTCCTTCTTGCGGCCATCAGAGAATTTCAGGCGGGCCGTGAACGGGTAGATGCTCCCGACACTGATGACCCCGGACGCCGGGACGACCTCCAGCCCGGTGATGGCTACGCCAGGGCACTCGCCAGGATTGTCTACCGCCTGCTCCGGGTCGGCACAGATGACCGGCGCTGCGTCATCGCACTTCGTCTTCGTGGTTGAGCCAGGCAGAACGCAAGCGGCAACCTTGGGAGATGGGAGGCTCATTTGGTGAACGTCACGGTGTCGAGGACACTGTTGCCAAGGCCGATGAACTCCGACTTCAACGAGGAACAGGTGGCCGTGAGCCTCAGCGCCCCGAAGCTGCTGCTGTTGCGGACCTCAGAACCAGCAAGAGGAGTACCGAACCCGGTCAACCCGTGACCTCCGCTTCCGCACACGATGTAGGGCAACCCAGCAACGACGAGTCGTTCGTAGTTGTGGCTGTGCCCGTTCAAGACCAGGTCGATCCCGAGCGATTTGTAGTCCCATCGCAACTGCGTTTTGCCCGGTGTATAAGCAGAACCGCTTGTGTATGGCGGGTGATGGAACACCAACACCTTCCACTTGGCCGTGGAGAGCGCCACCCGTTGGGCAAGTATCGCCTGCCGGACGGAAAGCTCGTCGTTCCCAAGCGCGTCCGTCAGGACTCCGGCCGTGTTGATGGCGGAGTTCATCATAAAGAAATGGACCGGGCCGTGGATGAAATCGTAGTCGCTCTCCGTCGAGGCATTCGTTTTCGGCAAGGTGAAATAGTCGAAGTACGGCGCACCAGCGATACCGCCGACCACGGTGTCCAGGTCGTGGTTCCCAGGCACCGGCCAGAACTTGTTCTTGGTCGCTGCCATCTCTCCTGCCCAAAGAGGCTGCGAGCCCGCGTAAGGGTAGATGAAGCTTCTGTATTGGGAACCGATGTTGTTGTCGATGTCCGCGGCAGAGCCTGTGCTGTAATTGTTGTCGCCACCGGTCAGGATGAACTCAGGCTTCCACGACTTCACGAGCACAGCCACGTTGTGCGAGTCGGAGCCTCCATCACCGTAGTCCGAGACGAACGCGAACACGGTCGGCGCACTCTCCGCGGCGACGGATGGGTAGTGGTTGTCGATGGAACACCACCGCTGGTTCCGGACCCTCGCCTCGGCAGGGTTGATCGGCTCGTCAGGCTGCTGCCTCAGCTCCTCACGGCACTCCCAGAGCAGATCAGAGTTCGCTTCAGCGAAGGCGGCCCGTCGAAGCTCCAGCTTCTGCCGGTCGCATCCGAAATCCTGCTCGTAAGCCATCTGCACGTAGCACTTCACCGCGCCCTCGAACTGAGGGTCGTCCAGGACACTGTCGTCGTCGATCCAGAGAGTCTTCTTGCCCTCCCACTCCACCACCAAAGATTCATCGCTCTGCAGCCAAGGAGCCACCACCAGTCGGGACTGGTCGATGGCCCACACACCGCAGATAGAGCGACCAAACGCGGAGTCTGTGGACTGCTCCGGGTATCTGTATCCCAGCGGCAGGGCCGGGAGTCCGACGTTGTCCGGTTCGTTCACGTAGGTCGCCACCAACCCGGTTGACCAACTCTGAAGTTCAGCCATGTCAACCGACCTGAGCGCCACGACAAAGCAATCAGAATTGCCGTCGGATGAACGCAGCGTATAGACACGCTTGACCACCCCCTTGGGCCTCTCAGCGATGATAGTGGTGGCGCACTTGAAGTAGGTGGAGCACTGCGGGTAGACCGAAACGTTGGTCTGCTTCAGGCATTCGTTGTGGCGATAGACGGTCACCATCGCCGACTGGTACATCGCAGCGACCTGGCTAGTCAGGTTCTCTGGCACCCCGTTGGGCCATATCTGCGAGTTCAGTTTCGCCTGGAGCGCCTGGAAAGATTGAGCCACTGGCTTTGGTTACGAGATTGTTTCGGTGGTCTTCTTGGGGCGGCCCCGCTTCCCGCGAGTCGGGCTATCTACGGAGTCTTCAGTCACGCTAGGCTCATCGGCCGCAGGCGCTGCATCCGCCTCTTGGCCTTTCGGCGGGGTTATGATGCTGTGCGGTGACAGCGGTTCCTGACTTTCTTGCGTGCTCGGCGAGGGCGAGGAGAGTTGCCTCAAATTCGGTTTTTTTTTGAGCAGCTCGCCGTAGCGTTCCACGGATAGAGGCACCACCCCCAGGATCTTTTGTTCGACGCAGTCGTCCAGCTCCTTGATGGTCAACTCGTCATCGGTGGCGAGCACGGCCGTCTCCTCCCCCAACGGCACAAACGGAACCTTCGCCCCGTTGGAGAGCCAGATGGCGTTGTTGGGGACTTTCTTCAGGAAGTGGCGGAGCGTGCTCATTGGCTGATATGTAGCGTTACAACTCAGGCGGCAGGCCGGCAACTAAAAAGGGGTGCCGCAGTGAAGCGGCACCCCCTGCAAGGTGCTTTGTGACGTTACATCTTAGGTCGTGAAGCCGGCGAAGTTCTTCACGATGTAGGAGTTCTTCGGGCACTCCACGATGGCGGTGGCCGTCTGGCTGGTCAGTGTGCGGATCTGCGTCGGGTTCTCCATGACGCAGGCAAACGTGCTGTCGATGCGGGCGAGCTGCTCCAGCTCACCGGTGCGATACACCTTCCGGTTGGTCGCGAGGACCGCCGGGTAGATGGTGCCACCTTTGCCCAGATCCAGCACCATGAGGTAACGGCCGCTGGTGGTGTCCGGGGTGGACAGGCTGGAGAACACGTTGCGGAGGTCGTCGAACGTCTCGTGAGCGATGACGTTGAGCATGACGCCGTTGGGCATCGGGAGCTTGTAGCTCATCCAGGTGAACCCGAGCGGGGCCATCGCCGAGTCGGAGTCCTGGTCGGTGAGCTGCATGTTCACGTTGTCCACGCCGTACTTGGCTTTGGCGTAGGTCACGAACTGCTTGCGGAAGTCGTTCGCCGTGTTGATGTCCGTGTAAACGTCGATGTTTCGGGCCGACGCGGAGCCGTGGCTCTGGCGGGAACGATAGACGTTGTAGATGATCGTCTCCAGGAACGTGGTCAGGCTCAGCGTGGCCCCTTGACGGTCCGTGACTTGGCTGCAAGCCCGGAGCTGCTCCTCGACACCGACGATGTCGGCGCGGTAGGCGATGAGCTTTCCACCGGTGCCGGGGTCGATGGACGCGCCACTGACCGAGGTGATCTGCTCCAGCGAGCCCCAGTTGGTGAGGGTCTGGTTGGCGCTCCCGGCGCGGCCGAACAAGAACTGGTGGACGAACTGCTTCTGGTCCTCCATCTCGTCCTGCTTGTTCCGTTCAGCGAGCGGCAAGTCAGCGAACTCAGCGAACCAGGCGTTGTCAGCCAACAGCTTCTTCTGGACTTCCAGGTACTGGTCGTCCACGCAGCGGGTCCGCCGGCTGGTCTGGAAGAAGAACGGGACCAGTTTCGTGGCGTTGTAGTTCGCCGGGTTCTTGCACCACTGCTCAACGTCGTTGACGTTGTTGACGCCGACCACGGCGATGCCTGCGGTGGGCGTGGTGTCGTAGGCCGACGCGGAGCCCGCATTGCGGTCCACGATCAGGATGTCCACGTAGGTTCCGTCGGTCGCCAGTGCGCTGTCCTTGATGCGCCATTGGCCGATCTGGGCCGTGGAGTCACCGGACGCTTTGTTCAGGATGAACAGCGAGTGGCCGCCCTTGCCGCCGACATCACCCAGGAACTGAGCGGAGTCGATGTAGGTTCCGTAGCCAGGAGTCACACGGACCACGCGGTCGCCGCCAGCAACCGAGGTGAGCGGGCCGGTGCTTCCGACAGTGTAGGAACCCGTGGCGTAGCCGTTGGTGACGGCCCAATAATCGGTGTTCACCACCGACATCTGGCGACCAAGGATGTAAGGACGGACGAGGGATGCGCTGCGATCCCGGCGCTCGACGTTGACCAACTTGCCCATACCGGGCTTGTTGCTGGTCATGATCCAGTCGTAGAAGCCATTGCGGCGGATGCCGCAAGCAGCCATCTCGAACTGGTGCTTCAGGAGGCTGTTGAGTTCGTTCCAGGACGAGCCGTCCGTGAACAACGCCTTCATCTGGTCAGGCGTGAGCGTGCTGATTTTGGCCTTGGTCAGAGTCCCACAAGTGTCGTAGGTGTTCGTGACCGCGACCGAGCATGTATCAAGGAATGGTGTAGGCATTTGTTGTAGCCGCCACTCACCGCTCCATGCGGGTCTGTGACGTTACAACAACGCTATCAACCGTAGAGCTGCTTCTGTATCATCTCAGAGAAATCGTCCTTTGGCCCGGCACCCTTCTTGTCCGTGGAGACTTTCTCGTCGCCCATCGAGGGCGGGTTCTTGCGCGCCGGAGCCTTTGTTTCAGGCTCTTTCCTCGCCTCGCCCGGCTTCGCCTCTGGCACGGATTCCGGTTCCTTCCACCCATGCTTTCTCGCCACCGACAAGGCCGCTGAACGCTTCTTCTCGATGGTGGATGAGAGTTTCTCCCTGCCGTCCCTGAGTAACATCGGCCTGACCAGCTCGGGATGCAGCCACGGAGTATAACACCCCGTGCGTTCCCTGTCGGACATCGCGTTCCACTCTTCCAGCGTCGCGAACTGCCGGGTCACCCCATCGGCCATCTTCCAATACATGCTCTCAGGGCTCTCCGTGCGGGCTGCGAGCATCTCCTTCTCGTAGCCGGACACTTTGACCATCAGGGAGGCGTGCAGCGGGTTGTCCTTCGAGGCCCTGTGCGGAGTGGCCGGGGTGAGCAGTTGCTCGGCGGTGGCCATCAAAGAAGCGGTCTCGCCACCGACAGCCTCCACCGCCTCTGCGGCCACAGGGTCGGCCTCGGACAGCTCATCGAACGTCTTCACNTTGACCCCGGCCGCTTCAAAGATGGCTTTGGCTCCCAGGTTCGCGGCCCTGGTCGCGTTACCGTCGATGCGCTCGGCCGTGGTTCGCTTTGTCTCGGCAGCGGTGTGGGCGGCCAGCTTCCGGGTGACCTTCTCGTCCGCGATCATCTCGGTCTCCGAGTGGCGGAACTCGTCACCATCGCTCCATGACGGCGTGGAGGTCGAGTAGAACTCCTCGTGCTCGTCGTCCTCGCCGTCGAAGTCTTTGCCTGGGTTCGCCCTCTGCCACTTGGCCAGGTAGTCCTTCTCCGCCTTCAGGAAGGCGCGGTATTCGCCCTCCCGGCCCTTCATGTCCTGGCTTTGCTCCGCCATGAACTTGGCGACCCGGAGAGCGTGCTTGTCCCCTGCGGTGAGGTCGGCGTCCGGGTCCGCCTTGGCCTCGGGCTGTTGCTTCGCCGCCTTCGCTGCCAACCGTTCAGCCACGTCGTCCGCCAGCTTGGCGGTGTCGATGACCGGAGCGGGTTTTTCCTCGGGCTTCCTGACCTCCGGCTTTTTCGGCTCTACGTCGGCCGGCTTCTTGACCGGCTCTGGCTTCTCCTTCTTGTCCTCATCGGCTTTGGAGTCGTCAGGAGCAGCGACCACCTTCTCCTCCTTCTTTTCAGGAGCCGCAGGCTTCTTCTCCGGAGGCTTCCCGTAGCCCAAACCATCCATGATGGATGCGGCCAGGTCGTCGATGTTCTCGGCAGGTTTTTCGGTGTCTTTATCGGGCATAAATGGCGGATACCCTTCTCTCGAAGAGGTTGTGTAACGTTACATTTTGTGCTCAGTCACGAAGCTTGATGACGATGCCCCCGCTGTTGTAGTGGAGCCTCGCGTACCACTGATAGGCGTGGGTGGAGAACCACTCGGCGACCGCGCGCTGCACATCGTCTCCGTTGTAGTCGTCCACGAAGATGAACTTGGGGTCGGCGGTTGCAGCCAACTTCATGTCGGCCAATGCGTTCTCGTAGTCATGGGCCGCATCCACCACCACGAAGTCGGTGGCCGGAAGCTCCTTGAGGTCGCGGAGGTTCTGGATGCGAAGATGAGGGGTAGCAAAATGGCGCTTCTTCATCAGCTTCACGAAGACCCGGTACGGTTCCCACAACGCCCCGTCCGGCGTGGTGGCCGATNCAAACGTGTCGATCCCCGTGTAACTCGCACCGCTGGCGGANATGTAGGCGTCGGCAGCGGAGCCAGCACGGCAACCAAGCTCGATCATCGAAGCCGGCATAAGCGTCTTGGCCACCGCCCAGAAGCTCCGATACTTCTGCGTGAACTGCTCCTGGTTCTTTCGGTAGAACTCGCTGTCGTATTGCGTGAAGACGCTGTGCAGGTCGTCAGGCCGCCATTGGCACTGTTCCAGGTTCAGGTTGAACTCCGATTGAAACGCAGCTTTGGTCATGGCCTGAAGGCAAGTTTACGGAACAGCATCTCAACGTCGGTNCCGGTGGCAGAGCTGAAGAAGTCGAGCATCGAGACGGCAGCCANGTAGCGGCTCGCCTCATGGGCGTTGTCCATGGACTCATCCTCATGTCCAGACTGGCCNCCCCCCATGATAGAGATGTCGCTGCACCTCTCGGCCCCGGCCGTGGCTATCCTGACNTGGTAGTGGGCCTCAAGCACCGAACGGAACATCTGACCCGGTCGCAGGGTCAACCATTGCTGGATCTCCTTGACCTCCGCCGGGGTAAGCGGCTCCAGCCGCAATGCCGGCTGCAGGGTTGAGTGGCGCTTCCTGCTGGAAGCCTCCGGCATCACTTGCTCCTGCTGTTCCTGGTCCGCCATTTGTCAGTCCCTTGAGTGTTTCGATCAGCTTCGCCACGACTTGCTGGTTGCTCTGCCCGAGCGCCACGGACTGCTGCACGGCCTGAGCCAGCGGAGCGAACATCTTGTCGCTCACCTCTTTCATCATGCCCTCCGTGTTTGATTCGATGGATTGCTCCACGAAAGCCCGGATCTGTTGTACCATCGCAGCCATCTGCTGCTGATGAGGGTCAGTTTGTGACGGGTCGGACTGTGACGTTACAGTACCCATTTTCAAGCGGTAACTGCGCGGCAGCCCGGCCATCTCTGCCCATTGATTGAACAGGCCGACGAGCTGTTCCGGCCCCGCGGCTTGCGCGAGCTGCGGTATCAGCGGGGCAAGCATCTGGACCATCTGGTTCGCTACGGCCCCGTTGTTGGAGCGGTTGGCCCCGTCACGGCTTGCTGCGAAATACTCCACCTGCATCGCCATCGCCGTCCGATTGCCGCTGACTTTGAAGTGATCGGATGAGGATTCAGCGTCGTTCACTGTGAGCCCCATCTTCTCCAACTGCTCCCTGGTGATGCGGTCCGCCGACACGTAACCGTAGACCTCCTCGCTCCCGTGCTCCATCGCACAGTAGTAGAGCTGCCTCTTCCACGCCTCGATAGCGCGGTCGATGGCAAGGCCGGTGTATTCAAGCCGGGTGGACGTGTTGGTGGCGATGAGCCTCACCTCCTCGGCGCTCTGCTCGTGGTTTGCCGCCGAACCGACCTCCTGGGAAGACATCACAAAGCATCGCTCCATGATGTTCAAAGCCATGCTGATGGCGTTCATCACCCCTACCGTCTCTCGCTGCGGTAGCTGCACGGTATGGATCGACTCCGATATGTCCGTCTGCTGCGCCCGGAACCGCTTGCCGCTCATCGGCACCATCCGCAGCGTGTTGAACGACGTGTCGTTGATGTCCTTCAGCGAGCTGATGACCTTCTCGTCCACCATGTCCGAGTCGTAGAACGTCAGGTTGGCAAAGTTCTGGCGCACCGACACGACCAACTGCGTGAGCAGGTTGCTGACGAGGTATTCCCACGGAGCCGCCTCCTGGATGAGCGACGGCGAGATAAGCCGGGAATCATCAGGGTCGTACCCCCAGTAAGTGATCCCGCACGTCGTGAGCGGTTCGCAGTAGAGGACGGTGTTGTCCGCCGCCACCAAAAACCGGAACCACACCGGGCTATCGTAGTTACCCAAGCCGTAATCGGACGGGATGATCCGCTCGTGGTGTTCAGTGACCACCACTCCGGAGTCCTCGTATGACGAGCTGAACATGGTCATGTTCTTCTGCTCGCGGTCGTTCTCGCTAAAGCCGGGGCTCAAGTGAGGCGGCTGCAACGTGCATGGGTAGACCGTGTCGAAATAGACGCTGTGCGCTGACTTCCAGTCCGCCCCGAGGTGGATGGCTTCCGTGTTCCAAAGTTCCGTCGAACCCATGAGGTCGCGGTACGGGATGATCCGCCAGTAGCCGGCAAACTGACACCCGGTGTCCGTGTTGAAGCTGGAGATCGGGTGGGACAAGTCGTAGTACGCTCGCGCCGGATGCGGAAGGCGGTATCGGACCCCCTCCTTCACCAACTCGCCATCCTGCTCCTCCTTGAACCAGCTCTCCTGCGGGAACATGAGCTGGTTCGGGTACTGGCAACACTTGAGGATGGCCTGCTGCAGCAAGTTCCGGTAATCGAACCAGGTCGAAACCGTCTCCACGTAATCGGTGAGCAACTCGCACCGAGCCATGTTCTGGGGCGTGGATTTGCGCGCGTCGTACTTGAACAACGGATACTGCATCCGGTCGTTGGTCAACTTGGCCACGCGGGTCTTCGTGGTGGAAGCCGCCAACGGGACGATGACGTTCAAGAACCGAGGAAGGTTCAGCACCTTCTCGGTCTTGTTGGTCTTCGGATCTGTCCTGTCCACGAGGAGGTGGGTAAGTGCCCACTCCTCCACGATCTTCTTGTTGCCATCCTTGCTAAAGTCGCGGCCCGCCAAAGTCCGCATCAACGCTGCATCCTGCGCCCGCATCGGAGTCTCCCACAACAAGTCGATGGCGTGATAGACCTTGTAGTTGTCGAAGTTGAAGTTTCTCCCCTGCTGGATGCGGTCAAAGATACGGCTCGTCAGCTTCTTGATTTTGCCGTCCTTGTCTGCATAGGCGCGAGCAAACTTGGCCTTCAGGGTTTCCTGGGTGATTTTGGCCTTCTCTAGTTTGGCGAGGCTGACGGGCATCGTGTCGTGGTGTAGACCGCGTTCACTCAGCGGCAATCACTGGGCGACCTTGACCTTGTAGGTCGCACTTGCCGGGTCGATGGTCCCGGCAGTCGTATTGAAAGCCCTCACAGTGACGGTGCCCGTCGCTGAGACAAAGGCCGAGAACACGATTCCGGAGGTGGGTGCAGCCGGCAAGCCGATCATCACAGAGTCGTTCACGGCCGCACCAGCGACCGCGATGGTCAGGTCTGCCGATGCCAACGTGGCCATCGACGGGAAGTCCAGAGCCGCAGAGGCTGTGATGATGCGAGGCGCTGAGATCGGGTTCTGGTACAGACGTTCCACTTTGACGACCTGGTAGGCGTCCGTGGTGAACTTGTCGAAGTAGAACCGGTTCGCGTTGGTGACGTAGCTCGCGGCAACCAGTGATACCGAATTGTCCGCATAGAGCATCGACAACGTCCCGCTAGAGGAAGCCGGCAGCGTTGTGACACCGCCAGCAAACTCGAAGAGAGAGCCATCCGGCTTGACCGTGAGAAACGGAAGGATCTGCACCTTCAGTGTGCCCTGGATTGAGTAGGCCAGAGGTGCGCCAGGCGTCTGCCCGAAAGCGCTACCGAGCCCGGTGATGAGGAAAGCTGCGGCAATCAAGAGCCGCACAGCGAACGAGAGGATTGACTTGGACTTCATGGTCTTGGTTGGTTGGTCAGTTGGTCAGTTGGTTGGTGTGTCGATGTTTGCTGCTCTGTTGTATCGTTACAGCGCTACGAGTCAACAAGGGATGAGCTGCGACCGAAGATTGCAGATCAGCGCATCGCGGGCGGGGCTGGTATGGTCTTGTTGAGCTGGCATCCACTAGTAAAGTACCCAGTCCAGACCAATAGCGCCATCAGCGACAGCCTCCTTGAAAGAGGCCAGGGTTTGCGTTTGGGGTTCATAGGCGAGTAGTTCTCCGGTGTCCAAGAGGACGGCGTTGGTCAGATGGGTTCCCGGCCCAGGCAGCCCGTTGAAGGTGCTGGACGGATAGATGGTGATCTTTGCCACGGCGAAGGCGACCCCAGCCTTCGAGTCCGAAAGACCGTTGGCGTAGCCGGCCATCGCCTTGGCGAACATGGACCAGTCATCGCAATCCACGGCCTCGGCGAAGCCGGGTAGCTGGAGGCCCGAAAGGTATCCCGAGAAATCATTCTCCAGCCAAGCGCGGGATGGGCAGTTCACCTCGGAGTCGAGAGCAGGCAGCAGCTCGGTGAACCCCTCGGCGACCAGGGCTTCGCGGAACACTTTGGATGGGACCGTTTTCATTTGGTCTCGATGGACTCCACAATCTTGTCGGCCACGGCGCGTCGGTAGCGCATGTAGAGTGCATCGCTCATGTACCAGCCATCTTTGTCGGGCGTGAAGACGGTCGCAGCCTTGATCCGGACCACCGCATCGTCACTTGCCACGATCACGACCTGCCTTCGAGCGCAGCCGCTCAAGAGTATCGAGGTCAGCGAGGCCGCTAGCAGAAGCATCCGGAGCGGTTCCAGTCGGGGTCGAGGCGATGTCATTGGCAGCAATGTCGATACGTCGTTGTCGGGCGGTCTCGGGGTCTTCAGCCCTGTCTTGGCGGCTCTTTATCCACCGCGCAAGAGCAGGAGATAGAGCCGCCAAGATGCTCAAAAAAGCCCCGATGATGGTGGTCACACTTTGTTCGCCGTGGCCTTACGGGCGGCGAGGTAGCCCCAGAACACGGAGACGATGCCGGCCACCGCACCAACGAGGGTCTCTGCGCCGGCGGAATCAGTAAAACCTTTGGCGACGAGAGCACCGGCACCAATCTTCAGGATGGACCGGATGAAGGACTGAGTCGTTTCGTTCATTTTTTGTTTTTGTTGAGTGTTTTATTGCGGTCGAGGAGGTCTTTTTTGAGCCGGACAACGTACCAAATGAGCCCTACGACGGCGGCGCATAGGCCGACGATATGGGTGGCGAAAGTGACAATCACGTCGGCGCTGTGCAGCGTCGCCAGGACGCTGCCTCCACCGACCGGCAGAGATGCTTTGAAAGTGTCCATCACGAAGACTCCCCAGGGCTTGTTTCCAGTATCCATTGAATCCTCCTTTTGTTGTTTCTGTGCGGCACGGCCCGCTCACGGACCCGTGCTGTTTTACGGTACGCTGGGAAGAGGCATAGGCACGGGGTAGGACGGAATCTTCCTCGCCTCTTCATCGGCGTCGGCGAGCGCGTGGGCAAACTGGCTGACCTTGCTCCACATCTCGTCGCCGAGAAATGGCTGCAACTGGGCCTCGTTAGCGGAAACTTGGAAGAAGTTCTTCGCCTCGTTGGTGCCGTCCGCGTACACGACGGCTTCGGAGTACCGGAAGATCCCGCTCACGGCCCGGTCGAACGGGCGGATGGTGATCTCGATGGCGACGAGCTTACGAGCCCTGTCGATTTCTTCCCGCAGTGGTAGTTCTTTGGGCATATTGACTCCTCCTCACTCGGCACGGCTCGGCTGGGCAGCTTGGGCCTCCAACATCTCGATGTGGCGCAAGACACCCTGGAGGTGGGCGAACGCGGTCTGATGCTCGGCGCGGGTCAGCGGAGCTTTCTGAAGGAATCCATCCAGGGCATTGATTGCGTCGAAGATGGCGGGCGTGACCTGCGGAAGGCGCTGCGCCTGCTGCTGGGGTTGTTGGGACTGTGGGGCTATGTTTTCGCTCATGTTCTGCTGTGTTGTTGTTACTGACCGGACAATTCCAAAGCTGCGAGAAGCTCCCGCCTCATGCGGGCTTTGGTAAAATGTGCCACCGAAGCGGCGGCTGCAACTTGTTTAACTTTGAGGCCGGGGTCGTTTAAGGCGAAGCGAAGCACTTCTTCTGCTTCTTCTATCTTCACGTCTGCCCATTTGCCCAATCCAACTGCGAAGTAACCGCTGGCAAAAACCTCGGTATGCGGAATGATGTACGAGTTCTCTGGCGTCACAAAGTCAACTAGCCCGCCGTGGCAAGGGGTGACCAATGGGAGGCCATGTGCCAGCGCCTTGTGCTGGAAAAGCCCCCAGCCTTCTCCACTGCAAAGATTCAGGAAAAGTTTCCCCGAACGGAACCATGCTTCGTGGTCTTCGGTTGAAGCCCAAGTGAAGTCCATCTTGTCGCCGCACCCGGGAAAAACAGATGGGTCGTCCGAACGGACCGAATAAGCCTCTCCGGTGGCGTGCAGCAGATCCACCACCTTGTCCAATCGCTTGCGGAAGATCGGTGACGCAGCTCCACCCGCCAGCAACTTGTCCCTGCTGCCTGGACCTTCGATGATCTCAACGTAGGGAGGCACCACATGGGCGGTGATGCCCGCTTCGGCGAAGACATCGCGACACCAGGTGCATGGCACCATGACGACATCGAAGCGTCGCAGGAATTCGGCCTGCCTTTTGTTCAAGCAGTCCGTCTCCCACATGGTGTAGATGGCGGTTTTGTTTCCCTTGCGGGCGGCTGGATAGTCGGAACTTCCGTAACCCATGGGAACCACGTACAGCTCCACCGCGGGTTCGGCGACAAGGTTGTGAGGATTGAAGAGTCCGACAGACCCGGCAAGCCTATCGCCAAGCGCCGCTTCGATGCAACGAAGCACGTCGCCATAGCCTCCTGGGTTGTCTCGTCCTATGAGCACTATTTCGTTCATGTCTTTTTAGTTATAGAGTGCAACCTTATACGCTACGGTGCCGACGGTAATGACACAGAATTTCTGTATTTGGAAAGAGCCAGTGCCTCCGGGGACCTCTGTGACACCTAAAGCTAATTGTCCGTTTAGGGCTGTGTCACCGCTGACGGAAAGCCTCTTACCGGAGGCAGCAGCTGTGCCTATGCCAACATTGGTACCATCATCTCGGATGACGCTGGATGTCAGCGCCGTACCTGATGTGAACCGAGCGACATACCCGGCCGCACCAGTAAGCCCAGCGCCGTCTCCGGTGTTCGTGCCGGACAGGTTCGAGCCGGTGACGGTGCCCGATGCCACCACCGACGTGGGAGTGATGGCCCCGAGCGTGAGCGTGATGGCTGGCGTGGTCGTGTTGGTAGCAACCGAACCTGTAATGCCGTTTGCACTGGAGACAGAGACGAGCGTGACCGTGCCTGCACTGGGTGTCGTCCACGTCGGAGCACTTGCCCCACCAGAAGTAAGCACCTGTCCAGAAGTGCCGGCGGCCGTGATTGCAGTCGCACCGACGCCGGATTGGTAATGGACGCCTCCTGCAACGCCGCCTGCGATGTTGGTCGCCGTGGTCGCGGATGCGGCGGTGCCTGAGATGCTGATGCCCCAAGTACCGCTTGCGTCTCCGCCCGTGCGGGTTGGCACATTAAGCGAAGCCCTAAATCCTGTGGCGTTATTCTTACGAATATAGTCATCGCCCGATGAGTAGAATACCGTGTCTCCTGTCGCACCGCTGGCTCCGTGCGACATATTCAGGTAAACGAAAAAACCGTATGTACCAATAATGTTTCCGCTGTGGTCGCGGTAAACAATCGTGTGGGCGGTCGCCGCCGTCGTGGGGTTGTTGAAGCCGCTGATAGAACCAGCAGTGCCACCGATGCTCAAACTCGAAGCGGTGCCGGTGAGTCCGGTGCCTGCCCCTGAGATTGTCGTAGCCGTGAGTCCTCCAACAAGCGTTAGCCCTCCAGCCGTGCTCAACGTCATCGCCAGCACAGTCGCTTGCGTGTTGGTTGATTTCTGCCCGTTGTAGAAGAATGTTTGTCCGCTACTATCCGTAAAAATGTACGTGGTTCCGTGTATTGTGCCGCTTCCAGTCCATCGGCGAAGGTCCAGCCCCGGTTCAGCAACTCCGTTGAGAGAAGCTCCGATGATAGCTCCTCCGCCTTCTCCGGTGTACGTCGCGTGAACGGCCCAAACTGACCCTTTAGCATGGACAGGAAAGTAAGGCGTCCCTACACCAACGCCGATACCTGCCGTGTTGATTCTGGCTCCGGCAACACCCGCTACGACCAATGCCAAAGTCCCGGCTGCGGTACGAGCGATGCCTGTGCTGGTCTCGCCGTAGAACGAGTAACCGGGTGCTGCCAAGGTTCCGTCCGACCATTTGATTTGGTAACCGGAGCCGCTCAAGAGATGGCCCGATAGCGTGCCTCCAGTCAGCGGAAGGGCGTAGCTGGAGTAGTTGTTGCTTCCTAAGATCGTATGCCAAGCGGTGTAAGATCCACTGCCTCCTACGTTGGTCGGGTTGCCGCTGCGGGTGTAGAGAGCGCCTGCAGCGTAGTCTCCGTAGATTTGAGTAATTGTGTCCGCTCCCCCTTGGATCACCAACAACTGACCCCATGAGAGAGAATTGGGGCGGTTCGCTTCGGTGTTTTGGATGCGATAAGAACCAGCAGCAGTCAGCGTGTTGAGGTCGACACCGGGAATACCGCCGACCTTCATGGCATTAGCCAACCTCGCCGAAGGAATGGTACCGGCGTTCAGGTTGCCGGCGTCTTGGTAGAAGCTACCGAGCTGCCCATTCAGGTACTGGACGTTGAGATTCGAGACGAGCGTTGTCGAAGCAACTACCAACGGAGCCGTACCGGTAGCTACCGACGAATAGAACTGGTCCGTTGTTCCAATCCCACGCGCCACCGATAGAGTTTTCGTGGTGCCTGTACCGACAACAGCGCCTACGACAATCGGAGCCGTAAAGGCCGGACAATCAGGGCCGTAAGCGTAGATTGAGATAGGCCCGGCGCTGGTGACATCCGAGACGTAGATGTCCAGGTATCCTGCTGCGTCGCCGGAATTACCAGTGACTCGGACTTGAGATACAATGTATGCACCGTACACACCGCCCTTGACGATGCTTATCTGACCTGACTGTCCCCAGCCGTTGGAGTTCCATACTAACTCCAGATTGTCCCACTTGTTGTTGTAGGAGGCGATTATCCGAAGAACGCCGCCACCGATGACGTAAGTAGTGAAGACCCGATACCAACCCACGGTGGTCGGGGTGAAGGTCGTGTATTTCTCGACAAACAGAGAGCCGTTGACTTGGCTTGAAAAGGTTCCCGTGGTCCCCGTGATACCGCTGGAGGCCGTGATGGCTCCCAGCACGTCCAAAGCTACGGTCGGGGTCTTGCCGATGCCGACCCGCTTGCTGTTGTCGATACGGACCGCCATCCCTGAGGTCACGCCAAACTCAAGACCGTAGAGGTCAAAGCTCGGCCCAAACGCAATGTAACCAATGTCGGTAAAGTCAATCTTTCTACCCAACTTCCAGGTGGCGGTCTGCCAATCGCTGCCGTTGGCGTTCCGGATGAGGGTTGTCCGCAGACTATCGGCATTGCCGGTGGTCGCCGACTGCACCAACCCTAAAAGCGTGTTGCCTGCGGTTCCTCCTAGAGCCCCGAGAGGTTGAGATATGCCGCTTGAGACGGTCAAGCCGCTAGCATTTATGGTCGCGGCGCTGACTGTGCCGGTGAACGTAGGAGAAACTGTCCCAGAAGGACCGCCAGTGCCGCTTGACGTACCTCCAAGCAAAGTAGCTACACCAGTCCCAAGACCCGTAAGGCTTCCGACGGCGGGAGTGATGGTGACATTCGACGCGGTGGTCGCACGCCCCTTGGCGTCGAAGTTTATCACCGGCACCTGCGTTGAGCTTCCGTAAAATGCTGACGTGATTCCTATGTTCACGAGCGTCGTGGCGACCCCGCCCGCAACGGTAGTGATGTCGCCCGTCAGAGCGGGCATCCGGGCTGCCAAAAGTGTACCGGCATTGAGGTTCCCAGCGTTTTGGTAGAATGACCCAGCCTGACCGTTAAGGAGACCTACGTTGAGATTCGAGCACAACGTCGTAGAGGTGACGTTGAACGGTGCTGTCCCCGTAGCGAGTGTGGATGAGAACTGGCCGGCTATCTGAGCCGTGGCCCCCATCACGATGTTATTGTTGGACTGGATGAAAAGTGAGTAAGCGACCCCTACTTGGTTGTAAAAAGCCAGCTCGCCTGCGGTAGATAAAATCTGCCAAACAAAAGCGTTTGTGTCCCGCCTGCAGACTCCGAACCCACCCGCTGACCCTGACACGTTCACGCCACCGGTCACGTTCACGCCAGTAGCGTTTATGGTCGCGGCAGAGGTGAGCCCTGTGACGGTCAACGTAGTGTCGCAGGTGACTGACCCGTATGCCCGGAGAGCGCCCGCAGAACTGATCGTGAGGTGTGTGGCAAACGTGTTGTAGGCGTCGTTTGTTTGCAGCAACCTAAGCGTTCCGCCTTCGCAGTCTATCCACTTGTTCGTCGTGCCTGACTGGTCGGTCTCACGTAGGATGATTCCGGGCTGGCTATCTTGGATTGTGAGCTTGTTGTTTATGGTCAGCCCACCGGTCAACGTCCCAAGCCCGGTGATGCCGGAATAAGCACCAGAGAGGCGCGCAGAGAGTAGCGTACCCGCGTTGAGGTTGCTCGCATCCCGGTAGAATGCACCATTCTGCCCACCAAGGAACTCCGCGTTGAGGTTCGACACCATCGTCGTCGAAGCAATGCTGAACGGGGCCGTGCCTGTGACTAGTGAAGACACCAACTGCTTGGTGACGGTCACTCTCTGGTCGTACCCGATCGAGAGAGGATTTAGGTTGACGTAATTACCGTTGTTCAACCCCACAATCTTCGAGATCTGGAGCGGCCCTGTGGTGATGGCCACGTTGGTCGTGAACGTCAGACGCCAGTAGCGAGGTTGCCCTGCGTCTGCCTGTGCCACGTAGACCAGACTGCCGTTTGAGCTAGATTGGCTGGTTCCTACCGTCGCAAACGTGATGTTGTTCACGCTGCTTTCCACCAACAGGGTGAAGGAAATACTCTGCCCGCTCCAGATGTCCGTGGTGATGATACAGTTCGGTCTGTACCAAGTACCCCCGATGTCTATGACAACCCTCTTCTTGGTTATCCCGGCAGAATACTCTGCGGTGCTTATTGCTACAACACCGTTGATGGCTGAACTGTCGAGACAGGCATCCCAGTTGGTTGTATCGGCTGACCAAGCAGAGCCATTCCACTTTTCCTGACTACCGTATGTGCGGTGACGGAAGCAGTCAGGAGCGTTGATGCTCCGAGACAAGGCATACACGAACTCCATCAACGACTTCGGGCCTTGATACTCGTTTGCGCTTGGCCCAGAGCCCACTTCAACAGATGAAGTCCCTATGACAACGTCGTTGGCATTAATGNCGTCTCCCNAAGGCAGCGTTTGAAGCTGCCCGGTTATGCTGACAAGAGGAATTCGATTAGCCATATCAGGTCAGTTTAACGGTCGCATCAAAGCGCAGAGCCATTTTGGTCGTGCTCATGGCGCGTCCGACAACAGCGAGATAATTTGTTGAAGGCGCGGTGGTGGTCAAAGCGCCGGGAGTTACACTAGACANGTAATAAGGCGCGCCCGGTGTTAATCCGCCTGATTGACCAGTCACAGCATCCCACTGAGTTGTAGTTGCTGCCATGACGCCTGCAAAGGCGATGGCCCCAGAAGCACTCGCCGAAATGGAAGTGGAGCTAACCAAACCGATGACTTGCGCTTGAGGTGACGACGTTGCATCCGCCAGCTTAACTTGGTCTGTCGTGGTATGAGCGTAGACTGCGCGACAAATAGCAATGGCAACTGTTTCGGCATTCATAAAAGTGTCTTCTAACACCGTAGTAGAAGACACCGTACCCGAAGTCACGCGACCATAGGTATCTACTGTGACCGCTTGGTAAGTGCCGGGAGTAGCTACGCCCGAAGCCAAGTCGATTACCGGAGCGCCTGCAACACCGTCTCCGTTTGTCACAACAGTGCGACCTGACGTGCCTGCAATACTGCGAAGAATAAACGCATCGGTAGCGGTCGNGTAAAGTCCACCGCCACCGGTCAGAGCCGCGATGCTGGTCAAACCCGCATCCACCGGTTGAGCACCGATGTCCGAGGGAACTGCTGTCGCGCCCACTGTTGCCCGGCCATAGGTATCGACAGTGACCTTGGTGTAGGTGCCAGGTGTGACGATGCCTGAAACAAGGTCGATGCTGTCTACGTTAGCTACAATTCGACCCGCCGTGCCGACTACGTCAAGCGTATTGCCTGACTTGGTCAAACCATTACCTGCGACAACCTGACCAAGCGCCGAAGATTGCGTGAACACCAACACAGTGGTGCCAACAACAATCGGGTCGTTAGTGGTCAACGTCCAACCCGTGTCTGCCCAAAGAGTGCCTTCGTTGACCCAGAAGGTTGCGCCACCGGTGACTTCACCTGATGCGCTGTCAAAATCAGTTGCGCGAGTCCAAGTACTAGTCGAGGCAATGTAGACGCCGTTCTCTGCGCCAGCCGTCTGGTCCGTCAACAACACGCGATTGCCCGAGGCAGTAACGACGCCGTCGATGGTCAGCAGCGTGCCAGTGCTGATATTGATGTTGGCGGTCGATTTGACCCGGACGGAATCGCGGACCCGTTGACCGGCTGCGATTGCATCAACGTACTGCTTGGTCGCGGCTTGCAACGCAGACGCAGGGTCAGCGGCCAGCGTCGTGGTCCCAGTGAACACCGCGTTGTTGATGGGCGCGTAGATGGCGTTTACCAGCGCGGTGATGTCGCCAGCGACCACAGCCGTCGTTCCGCTCACGCGACCATAAGTATCGCGTGCAAGTTTTGCGAACGTTCCAGCCCCAGAATCCGCCAACGTGTTTAGGTCGAGCGTGATGTCGCCTGCCGTTCCAGCAGGGTTCGTGACCGTCAGTCGCGTTTGAACCGCGACCTGCCGCATCGTGAAGACGTTAGCGGCAGTACGACAAGCAAGGCCCAAGGTGCCGCTCAAGGAATGCAGAGACGCAGCATCGGCAGAATACGCCTGCACGTCTGACCCAATGGCAACACCTAGATTCGTCCGAGCCGCACCAGAAGTAGTGGCTCCAGTGCCGCCCAAGTTAAGGTCGAGGAAATCGCCCGTTTGGAAATTGGCGAGCTGCCCAGCAGAAGTAACTCGAATAGGTATTACAGCAGCCATAATGATCCTTACAGTTTTACACTTGAATTAAAGCTAATCCTAAATGTGGTTGAGCTTAGGGCCAAGCCAACGGGCACGATGTAGCCGACGCTGGGGGCGAAGGGAGTGATTGCCCCCGTGGAGGTGAGAAAGTAGATCTGCCCTGGAGCGAGACCGCCCACCATCCCGGTCGCGTCGCCCCAAGCCAGCGCTGGCATGGTCAGGTTCAAGTCGGTCTGGACCCGACCGGCAACGCCCTGAAGGAGAGTGTCTTCGTATAGGAGACCAATCGGGACATTGTACGGTGAAGCATTGGTGGCCCTTCGCAGTTGGCCCGCAATCAAGCAGACGGCCATCCCCATCGTGAGTGTGCCGGGGTGGTCTGAGACATAGCTGACAGTCCTATCGGGTTCAGTCGAACCCTTCCTGATTAGACGGCCAGAAAGTGTATCCAGTGCGATTGAGTCCGAATCGTCAGCCGGGAAAGTTGAGTCCTGGTCGTAGAGAAACCACCCTCGATTAAAGACATCCCCAACGAGTGTGTTGTCTATGTAATAGAGAGTGTCGTGGTGGAGATTCACCGCCGCCTTCGCTGCGGGCCGGCTTGGTTGGTATTCGTTCGCTGGAAGGACACCGTTCCACTCCCCTTCGTTCGGGCCGTTCTCGAAGTGGTCAACGCGACTTACCGCGCCGCTACGGGTGATGTATTGCGCGAGATAGATGTAGGCTGGTTGGTCCGGGGAACTAATCGCGAGCGCCAGCATGTCCGACTTACGGACAGTGATGTACCTGGTGGAGTTGTTCGGGAGCGTCACCACGCCTCCCTGGTAATGGTAATCGCCCGACGGGAAGCTCACGACGAATGGAGCAATCTCGACTTTAAGCGTCCCGACAATCGGGTTTGTTTTGAATACCTTGTCTTGCACGCCAGGTTATTCAACCGCTGCCACCATCGGGACCGCCTTTTTCTTCGCCAGCGCGGTGACACCAGCAGGGACAGCTGCTTTCTCTGCCTCCTCCTGGGCTGCGCTCTCAGCGGACTCGTCTTTCACGATAGCGCTGGCATCAGTGATGGTCTTCAGGCCGTCAGCCCCGGTGGACACGGTTCCGGTCAGCTCGATTGTGGCTTGTGTGCCGTCATCCATGTCGGAGATGGCAGATGCGATTGCGTCAATACAGGTGCTTTTGTAGTCCATGATGTTGTTCCCGGTTGCCTAGTTGTAGATTCTGGATGTAACGTTACACAACAGCCGTTTCAGGCTGCAAGCTGCGAATGCCAACCACCGAATCAGGGCTATGGGTGCCAAATTTGTCGCCCAAGCAGATGGATGTCTATAACTGCAAGGACCGCTATGTCCTGGTCACAGGGCCACGCCTGACCGGAAAGACCGTCCCCACCATGCACCGGCTCATCAGCCATGCCTGGGAGACGCCGGACGCACGGATCGGGATGTTCACCAAGACCATCAAGGCCGGCAAAGGCGGCGTCTGGTCCGACCTGACCGGCTTCACCATGCGGGAGTGGCTGGATGCCGGCCTGGTGGCGGAGGATGGCAAGGACTTCGGCTACACGAAGCAGCCTGGAGAGGACAAGAACCGACCAGCCGGCCCACGCATCGACGGCTCCACCCGGATGCACTACTTCACGATGCGTAACTACTGGGGAGGCGAGTCCCGCATCGAGCTGCACTCATTGGACTTCGACGACGACATCGCCGAGAAGCTGCTCAACACCCGGTTCTCGTGCATCTACTTCGCGGAGTTGCAGAACTTCCACTCCCGCTCCGTGTTCGACCTATCCATCCAGCAGCTGCGGAACTACGGCCTCCCCTACGAGTGCCACCAATGGATCAGCGACACCAACCCGCCCGAGGAGGGCATCGACCATTTCGCCTACGAGATCTGGTATCGAGAACGAGTGATGGAGTCGTTCCCGGAGTATTGCCGGAACGACGACGACCGCACCCGGTTCCGTCGCCGTCAGGCCGGGCTCAAGCTTTTCGAGTTCGGGTTTGAAGACAACCCGTTCGTTGACCCGCAGCAGATCGCGGACCTCAAAGCCACCTATTGGGGGAAGGCTGACGAGTACGACCGGTTCGTGCTCGGGAAGTGGACGAAGACCGGTAGGTCGGGTCGATGGTTCCCAGGGTTCAAGACCGAACTCCATGTCGTCGGACAGTGCGAAGGGTCGGACCCGGATCATTGGGACTACCTGAACCCGTCCCCCAAGACCTCCACCCTCTACTGCGGATTCGACACCGGCCAGGTCAACCACGCCGCCGTCATCATGCAGAAGCGCATCGGCAAGGATGGCGATGTCCACTGGGACGTTATCGACGAGCTGGTGTCGCTGAAAGAGGACATGCTGCTCGTCGAGTTTGCTGAACTCTTCGTCGAGAAGATGGATTCACTGGAGGCCCACCTTGGCAGGAAGATCCGGTGGGTGAGCTGGTCGGACAGTTCCCTTGAGGCGTTCCGTTCCACCAGCCCTCAGACCGAAGCGGCCATCGTGGAGGGGGCTAGCAACAACCGGCTCAGCCTTCAGTTTGCCTACGAGGCCAAAAGCCCCAACGCCATGAGGAAGCGGCTGCAGCTTGTGGCGTCGATGGTCTCCGAGAATCGCATCCACGTCTCGGCCCATTGCACCTACGCCGCCCAGATGTTCCGTGAGCTGTGCCGGCCGAACAACCGGAACACCAACCTGCTCATCCCTCGCGGCGAACCCAACAAGCACATCTGGGACGCCATCAGCTACGTCATCTACTCAGAGATGGCAGCAGACGTTGGAGGGAGTTCTCCCGACGAAGGGAAGCGCCCGCAGATCTTTGAGGTGGAGATTTGAAAGTGGGAGCAGGGGTCGGATTTGAACCGACGGCCTCCGCGTTATGAGCGCGACGATCTGCCAGACTGATCTACCCTGCCGGCGGTTGTGTAACGTTACACTGTGGCGGAGTCAATCCCTCATGTTCCTTGCCCCGTCGGTGAGCAGCTTCTCGAACATCAGCTCGTAGCGCGCGGACGCGGACCAGTGGGCCTTCTTCTTGTGTCGGAGGTAGCGCACCGCGTTCTTTGGGTGCATCAGGTCCACTCCACAGGCTGAGGCGAACGCGAACGCGGCGCACACCTTCATCCCGCACCAGGTCGCCCGTCGCGAGACCCGGTCCACCATCCGGACGCTCATGCCGGCCTTCTTGGCGATCTCCTCGCGGGTCAGCGGATGCCGTCCGCGGTGAGCGAAAGCCCGGCACATGAACGGCGGGAACTTGTCGAGCGGGGTCTTCATGTGGCCGGTGCGGCTTGCGACTCTGCCGCAACTTCCGTGAGTGTCACGCCGGGGGGTAACTGATTCCGAAGCGCAACGAACATCGTTACGAACGTTTCAACGGTGAGGCCAAAAGGTTTGAGCGCGGCCATGGCTTCAGCGTATTCGGTCGCTTCGGCGGCGGTGAGTTTACAGGCTTTGGAGGACATGGATATGGGTTCCTACTTAACGGCCGCCATCTTCTTGGTCACGGCCGCCACCATCTCCTCCGGTGAAGGCACCGCCCCAGGGATGACGATTGGCTTGTGGTCGGCCAGTGCCCGAGCAACAGGGTTGACGGACGCCACGAACGATTTCGCTTTGTTGGTTGGCGCTTGGTTCGAGGCGATGGACTTGACGTGGTCGATGATGGCGGTCCCGAGACTGACCATCTGGTCGGTCAACATCTGGCGATGCTCATCGTACCGCATCAGCACGTCCGGCTTGACGTGGGCTCCACTGGACACGACGACATCCAGCCACTCTGCCCATTGCTGGTTGCGCTTCGAGATCAGCTCGAACTCGCGCCACCACTTCACCAGCACCAGCTCAGCGATTCCGGCGCTGGCCAGTGCCCGGATCAGCTCGCCTGAGTTCCGCGCGTGCTCGTCGCGGATGTCCATGCCGAGCGCCTGCGCGGGGCCGTCGATAGATTTGCCGTCCACCACGACGGCGAGTTCAGTGGATGGGGTGTTCACAGCTTGAGACCGGCGTTGCGTTGAAGGGGTTTCGGCCAGCCGATCTCTCCATCTGTCCGCTCGTTGAGCCAGCACGTCGCCGCCGGGATGCCAACCTTCGCCGGCATGAAGCACCCGCATCCTGCCATTTCTGTTTTACCGAAAACGGTGGTGGTGGCGTTCTCCTGTCCACAGGTCTTGCGGAGGTCGTCGTAGAACGGGCACTTGGTCGCGCAGAAGCGGATGCGTTGGCGACCGAGCTTGGCGATTCGGCCCGGTGAGAACACCAATCCAGCCATGCCCCACGCCGCCGCCGTGAGGTCGCTGGCGCAATTTTTACCAGCGAGGCGGCACCGGAATCTGACCGCCGAGAACACCGCTGAGGCGACCAGTTTGGCGCGGTCCAATCGCTTCCTGAGCCGGCGTCCTGTGCTACGGATTGTGCTGAAGTGACCCATTTCTCGGACCATTTGTAACGCAACAGTTTACGCGCAGCAATCTCTTTCCTAAGTGTATGGATGGGAGGTTTTTGAAACGATTTTGCACGGAAATTGTAACGCTACAAATAGGGACTGACAGTCCCCGTAGTCTGCCATTTAGCCACCTCCATGACGACTTTTTAACGTTGATTAGCAACCACTTACACTTAATCACTCCACCCAGACTTGCTTGTGTGCTAGTTTTTGTGCTAATCCTATTTCCTGATGAAATCCTCACCTTTAGGAACGAAACCTCAAACAACGCCGGACGGTAGACCGGCCCCACTGCGCGGAGACAATGTTTTTGTAAAGGCACTCGACGGCAGGAGACGGCCCATCCGTGGGCTCTGGGTCCGCAACGGACGGTACTACGCACAGCTCTCGGTCATGGACCACGCACTGGGCAAACCCAGGGCCAAGCGCATCGCGTTGAAGGACGCCAGCACTGTCGCTGAGGCGGTGGTGGCGATGCAGGACGTGATGAAGCTCCGTCGCGACGGCGAGCTAGCTATGTCAGCGAAGGCCCCGACGTTCTCGGTTGCGGCCGATCACTACCTGGAGTTCGAGGCGTCACTCCACGACGGTAAGCGAGAGAGCACTCTAAAAGGGGAGCGGAAGTGTGTCCGCTCGTTGAAAACCAGCTTTGGCGGGTTCACGCTGGACCGCATCACCCCAGCCGCGGTCAAGGCACACATGGGCCGCCGGCAGTCCGTGGACAAGGTCTGCGGCAGAACGGTGAACCACGAGTTGGTCATCCTTGGGAACGTGGTCAAGCACGCGGAGACCGTCTTCGGCGTCAAGGTGAGGCCGCTAGATGGGGTGAAGCGCCTACCCTACAAAGCTGACAAGAAGCCTCTCACCGACGACGAGGAGATTGACGCATTGAGGGGTTGGTCGATTGGCCATCTAAAGAACGGCCACCTCTTGTCCGATTTCGTGGGGTTCTTGGCGGCGACCGGTGCCCGTCGATCGGAGGGGCTGCTCGTGGCGTGGGCGGATGTGGACATGGAACTGAAGCGCGTCCTGATCGGCGGTTACCGGAGGAGCAAAAACGGCGATACCCGATGGGTGGACATGAGCCCATCATTGGAGGGACTGCTCGTGGAGATGGCGTCCCGGAAAGACCCGGAGAGCAAGTGGTTGTTCCCGTCAGCGATGGCTGGAGCCGCGGAGGACATTCCAGCCAAATGCCTGGAGCATTCGTTCAGAACGGCGCGCGTCGCCACCGGCGCGAAGCGCGTCACCGGGTTCCACGCCATGCGCCACTACTTCGCGAGCAAGTGCGTCATGGCCGGCATCGACTACATGACCATCGCGGCGTGGCTAGGGCACAAGGACGGCGGCATCCTCGTCGGCAAGGTCTATGGTCACCTGAACAACAGCCACCGGCAGAAAATGGCGGCTAAGCTGGGGGCTTATACCAATGCGGAAAAAATATCGACCGCAATCGAGTCAGCCGATCTTCGGCCCGCCACGATGACCCCCGATGGCGCGTCCTCAAAACCGAAAGCGACAGCCGCTTCCGGTTTGTAAGCCTGCAAGTCGTTCATCGACCGATTCAGGTCATCAGTGATGACCGTTAGGCACGCCTTTTTGACGCGCTGAACAGCAACAATCACGGGTTCGATGGCGGCATTGTCCAGCCTCTTGGTGAGGATGAGCACAATGCCGCTTTTGCCGTTCTTGAGCCCGCGAGCGCTCAAGCTGGGGACATAGCCGATCCTGTCGGCGACCTCGCGGATCTCGTCGGCCGTCTCTTGAGACAGGCCAGGCTGGTGGTTGATCGCCAGCGAGCAGGACATCGCGGACCATCCACTCTTCTCAGCCAAATCCTTAATGGTGACTCTTTTACCTCCAGGGGGTTTGATTTTTCTGGTCATGGCTTGGCCTGTTCAGGTACTCCATCTGGTGTACCCATGTTTTTGATCAGCCTCCGGCGCATAGCGGTCTGGAATTTTAGCGCAGAAGTGGCGCGTTTACCGGCCATCGTGTCCAGCACCGTCGGCAAAAACAGCATCAACGACTCGATGACCAAGGTGGACCTCGACGCCCCGGTCGCTTCCTCGGCGAGCCTGAGAAGTTCCTCAACGTCAGGTTTTAAGCGGACTCCAACGAACGAAAGCGTGGGCGCTTTCTGCTGATTTGGTTTTTTTTTCAACTGGTTTCCTTTCGGTTTTTCCTGCGATTCACGCAGCTATTTATGCCTTGGGCGTAAATCTGTTAAACCCAATCCAGTGGCGCGTCAACCGTTTTACCTTGTTGCAGAATTTATTTTGGTTAACTTTTTGGCGTCGCAGGAAAACCACCACTCGTCCCCTTTGTCACAATGTCCTCCGCCGTAACCAAAAAGACCGCTGGCCGCCCCCAGAAGAACCGTCCGGACACCTACTTTGGCCTGAAACCTGCACCGGACGTTTATTTATTGATTGCGCGCGAAATCAACCGGAGGGGATTCAAGATGCCGTGCGGTGGGTGGGCTTACGGGGCGGTCAAGATGGTCTTGGAGGATTGCATCCGCAACCACCTCGGCCCCGTCGTGAGGAAAAGTGCAAAGGCGGTCTAAAGGGGGCTCGATATGACTGACCACAAGCCGGTTGAGGTATCGTTGAGCATCCCGGATTCAGCCTATGGGCCGTTTCGTGAAGCCGCAAACAGGGCGTTCCGTTACCGAGAGGAGTTCATGTCCCGGATTCCCGGCGCTGGCGTGGTGGATTTCGATTCCGAAGCCTACGCCATGGCCTTGGCCGAAGCATGGCTGTCGTCGGAGGTCGGTAGGTTCTTCCAAGACTCCACGGCCCGATTGAACATGGAGGCCGAGCAATGGCGACTCCGCACCGAAGGGGTCATCGCGTGACACCAAAGCCCTCCGTGAACCTTCTCCTCCCGCTCGTTCCGATGATGCGCTGGAACACTTGGCTCAAGTGCATCGGCGTCGGGCACCGGACCGGGGCCATGTGGCGGGCCAAGGGGTGGGTGCGGCCGGACCGGGTCATCAACAGCCGCAACTACATCTCCGCCGCCGCGGTGG